AAATCGGTAGCTGAGGGTACAATTGAAAATGAGATAGCAATATTAAAGGCAGCTGGTGCTTCTAAAGAAGTAATATACAAGCGTGAGCAAGAACTACTAAACTTTAAGATTAATACATTAAAAACAATTGCAAATGATAGTCGTGAATTAACAGCGGCTGAAAAAAAAGAAAAAGAAAAGTTAAATACCGATTTACAGATATTAGCCTTAAACTATAGAAAGTCAGTTAACGATGATGAAGCAGCTGCTGCTAAAAAGCGTGCTGAGATATCTAAACAAAGATTAGATGAAAATGCTAAATTAGCTAATGCAGATGCAGCTCAACAGAAAGCGCTACGAGATGTCTATGAAAGTAATTTAAGGGAAATTGAAGATTTACAAGCAACATCTGATAAAGATAAATTAGACTTACGTGAAAAACGTGAGATTGAAGCTACTGAAAGATTAGTTGCTAACGGTATTATACAAGAAGTTGCTAAAGAAGAAGCACTTAATGCGATTACGAAAAAGTTTGACATACAACGAAGGGCACTTACTGATAAGCAGTATGCTGCAGATAATGCGGCACTTATTGCACAGATAAATAAAGAAAGTCAATTTTATGAAGCCTTAAACCAATCTCGTATCGCAGTTGATGAAAAGTTAGCTGGTCAAAGAAGTACAAGACAACAACTATTGAATGTACAGGAAACTAATGCCAAAGTAGCTGCTCAGGCTGAAGGTGATAAGAAGTTATTAGATGCTCAAAAAGTATTTCAAGATGAGAAGGGTGTAACAATTATTGGTAAGGAGAAAGATCTTGCAGCAGCTAAGGCTGCTATTGCCGAAGATACTGGAAGAAAGGTAGAATCTATTGAAGGTGAATTTAATAAGAAACGAATAGATGCCGCAGTTGCGACTGCACAAGAAATAACGCAAGCATTTGCTAATGTGGCTGATGCCGCTATTGGTTTGTTTTCAGCATTAGCTGAAAGTCAAAAGATTAATTCACAAAATGAATTGATTGAATTAAGAAATGCTAACCAAGAAAAGTTAAATGAAATACAAGTACAATCTAATAGTGAAAATGTTGTCTTAAATGATAAGTTAAAGAAGGGTTTAATTAGTCAAGCACAATATGACTTAGCACAAAAGCAACAAAAGTATAAAGCTGATAAAGCTAAACAAGATGCTGATAGGGTTATGTTTGAAAAAGAAAAGGCAGCTAAGATAGCGGCATTTAAAGCTGAGAAAGATTTAAAGATTGCTCAAGCCTCAATTGCTGGTTTAATGGGTGCTGTATCAGCATTTGCTGGTGCTATGTCATTAGGTCCTGTTGCGGGTCCAATTGTAGGTGCCCTTTTAGCAGGTTTAGTTGTAGCAACAACAGCTGTTAATGTAGCAAATATTCAAAAGACTGAACCAGATGTTGGTGTATTCCCAGAACCAGAAATTCTACAAGCACCAGACACATCTTCAATTGCATCTGCTGCATTACCTAATTCATCGGTTGGTGGGTTTACTGGATTTGACCCTTCTACACAAAATCAAGGTGGAGCTGGTTCTATTGTACAAAGACAATCTAATGGAAATGGTGGTGGTGGAAGTCAGCGTGTGTATGTAGTTGAATCTGATATTACAAATGCACAAAATCGTGTTGCGGCATTAGAATCTGCGGCAAGTTTTGGTTAAACAGAAAGCACAAAAAATAACATAACTCAATATGAACAAGAATTTACCAATATATGATTTAGGAATTGACCCATTAGATGATTCTAAAGGTGTTAGTTTTATATCATTAGTAGATGAACCAGCAATTATGGTTGACTTCATTAAATTAGCAAAAGAACAAGCTGTATTAAAATTTAAAGCGGCTGATAAAGGCTTACTTTATGGGCCTTTCTTAATTCCTGATATGTTAATCTATAGGGAAGACCAGAAGTTGGGACAATATTATATTCGCTTCAAGAAAGAACAGATAGAATTAATTGCTAATAAGTTCAATAAAGACCGTAACTCAAACAACATTAACTTTCAACACTCAAATAAAATGGTACAAGCATTTGTTGCTCAGAACTGGATAATAGAAGATAATCAGGATAACTCAAATAAATATGGCTTCGACTTACCAGTTGGAACATGGTTTGGTTCAGTTAAAGTAGATGATTTAGAATTCTGGAACACTGCAGTAGTTGGTGAAGAAGTTAAAGGATTTAGCGTAGAAGTAGCTGCTGATATGACATTAGCGTTATCAAAAAATAAACAAACCCAAATGGAAAACAATGAAATAAAATTAGCATCAGCAAATCTTGTTGATGGTACACCTATTTACTTCGATGGAACATTAGCACAAGACACATTAGTATTCAGCGATGAAGCTATGACTGTACCAGCTGTTGATGGTGACTACGAATTAGAAAATGGTGATGCTATTAAAGTAGCAGGTGGTAAAGTAGCTGAATATATCGTAGCAGAAATAGCAGAAGGTGATATGGCAGATGCTCCAGTAGATGCTCCAGTAGATGCTCCAGCAGCAGGATTAACAGCAGATGATGTTGCAGCAATGATTGATGCAAGATTTGCTGAATTATCGGATGAGATTAACAAACTTAAAGACTTAATTGATGCTCCAATTGCTGATACAGCTGAGATGAAAGCACAGATTGAGGCTTTAGAAACTAAGTTGGCTATCACACCAGCAGTAAAATCTATCGTAAAGGACTATGATGCTAAATTGGAATCTCAATTTGCTAAAGACCTTGACATGGTTAAACGATTCTCAAAAACAAATAAGTAGTATATTAACATATACTTATATAACCCATATGGGTCATAAAAATAAAACAACAAAAACATGGCTTTAACAGATAATACAACTTTTTATGGTAATGACTTAGATGGCTTTTACCGTAAAGCACTTACATCAGGTCTTGCTAAACAAGAATTAACACTTTTACCAGGTGTAAAAAGTAAGGTTAAATTAGCTTCTAACGACTTAGGAAATATTCTTCAAGCTGAAGATTGTTCATTCTCAAATGCGGGTGAAGGTGCTTTATCACAAAAAACAATGGAAGTATGCGACTTGAAAATCAATCTTGAGTACTGCGTAACTACTTTCGAACAAAATTATTTGTCAGCTCAATTGCGTGCTGGGTCTAATTCAGACCAAGTTATGCCTGACTCATATGCTAACTTCGTATTAGACTCAGTTTCTGAAAAGGTTGCTGCTGATATTGAAAAAATCATATTCAAAGGTGATACAGGAACAACTTCTTACCCATTATCATTATGCGATGGTTTAGTTAAGAAATTGTTAGCTGATGTTGACGTTATTGACGTTGCTGCTACAGCTTCTACAATTACTTCTGCTAACGTAATTGGGGAATTAAATAAATTGTTAAATGCAGTTCCAGCAGAAATTCGTGCTAAAGCTGACTTCAAGATATTTGTATCTCAAGAAATTGCTTTCGCTTATAAACAAGCACAAGCAGCTACAACTGGTGGTTTATTTATGGTTGGTGATAAAGATCTTAATTACTTAGGATTCAAATTAGTACCAACATCTAATTTAACTGCTAAGCAAATGATAGCTTTTCACTCATCTAACATATTCTTCTTAACAGATTTATCTTCTGATTTTGATGCTATCACTATTATTCCTCAAAGAAATATATCTGGTGCAAGAACTGAAAGATTAGTTGGTTCACTTAAAATGGGTGTTGACTATATGTTTGGTACTGAAATCGTATTCTATAGCTAATAACTAATATAAAAATAATTATAAAACTATGGCATGTGTAAGTTTTACAGGGGGTATATCTAACGATTGCTCAAATAACATGGGTGGTATTACTAAACTGTATATTACAGATTTCGCAAATATCACTACATTAACATCAAGTGCTGGTACAGTATCTGCTATAACAATGGCAACTGGTTCAGTATTTTATCAATTTGCTTTTAATAGAAACTCAGCAGCATTCACTGAAGACTTAGTTAAGTCTGTTGAAGCTGGCTCGAGTCTATTTGAACAAACTATTACAGTAAAAATCCCACGTAGGGAAGTTGTTAAACGTAACACTTTAGCATTACTAACAATGCGTGATGTTGCTGTTATTATAAAAGATTCAAATGGTCTTTATTGGTTACCAGGTGAAATCGAAGGTATGTACTTAAGTGAACAGAAGTCGACATCAGGTACTGCTAAAGCAGATGGTTCTTCTTATGATTTAACACTTAAAGGATTTGAAGTATCTCAGTGTTCAGCTATAGCAGCAGCAACAGTTGCTGGTATAATCGCATAATCAACCCTTGATTATTAAAAAAGCCCTTTCATCCGATTGGGCTTTTTTAGTGCATTGAAGTTTCTAAACAACTGACTATTTCTAAAACATAATAAGTATTATGATAAACATTGAAAAAGGATTAACAAACTCAATCTACCTAAGTCTAAAGGAATCTTTGCCTTATGGTTCAACGTCTTCAAGTTTCAAATTCACATGGACCAATGATGTTCGTGGTGAACAAGTGGTCTTCTATCCGACTGACCTTTCTTCAACCACAAATAAATTGTCTAAATTTGATATTGGTGAAGGGTTACCGCAAAGTTTAACTGCGTCTTGTAGGGTGAATTTAACACCAGGACAATGGTCTTATAGCATAATAGACACAATATCTGGTACTGAATTAGAATTCGGTAAAGTATCAGTAATTGAGAATAAGACTTGGGTTGTTAATGTAACAGCACCTAAGACTGTAAAAACATTTAAACGATAATGGCGATATTTGGTTATTCATTTAGCAAAACTACACCACAGAATAGTATAACTATGCCCACTGGTGAGTCTATATTAGAAACTGTAAACTTAAGAAGTATTGAACTACCAAAAGTAGTTGAAACAAGGGCAAATGATTGGGTTCTTTTAGGACAAAATAATCAATTCCCACTTGACCTATTAGAATACAAACAACACTCAGCAATTCACTCAGCAATTATTGATTCTAAGTCAAAGTTAATTTCTGGCAATGGTTTCATATTTGCTGATACACGCGAAGCATCTAATGCTTGGTTAATAGAAAACTTTAGGTCTATTCCATTTTGGCGTAAATTAGATGAAGTATTCTATTTAGTTGCACGTGACCAACAAACATTTGGTTATTCTTGCTTTGAAGTCAGGTACAATGCTGATAGAAATAAGATTGTAGATATTAATTGGGTTGATGCATCACGTATTGCTTGTGGTAAGAAAGAAGATGGTGAAGAAATAGATGACTATTATTATTCAAATAATTGGGCTAATATAAGAAATAACCCACCAAAGAAGATTGAATCATTTGATGGACATGGTGAAGAATTTAGACAATTGGTATTCATTAAATACCCAGAAAATAATATGAACTATTATGCACTACCTACTTATTATTCAGCATTAAAGTGGATTAAAGCAGATGGTCAAATGGCTGAATATAATTTAGCTGCATTAAATAATGGTTTCTCACCATCTATTGTATTTAAATTCTATAAAAAGCCAACACCACAAGAACGACAAATGAATTCAGAAGCTATTAAAGCTCAACATGGTGGTCCAAAGAATGCTGGTAAGGCAAT